TAATGTCACAGTTTGTGATGCGCTTCGGCGATTCGGTATTTTCAATTAGGCCCACGCTTACCGTTGCACGATTGATAGATGACGGATTCGCGTCCGCGATAATGCAGTTGTCAATCCACCAACCAGGGTCAAATCGAATGTCGCCACGATAGTCAAACAAATCGCAATCGGTAACGCGCAAAGTCCCATCGCTTCCCGCATTGTTAGGCTTGCGCAAACAAACGTTTGTTTTGTCAAATTTAAGGGACGATCCACTAAGTAATTGAAACGCCCCCATGATATAGCCAAATGACAAGTTTTGAGAATTTGAAATCGTAATGTTTGCACGACAACGAAAGTCGCCAGCGCCGCCGTAATCGTTAAGGCCTGATGCGGTAATGTCGCCAAATTTTCCAGACGTACAGGTTTCAAAAACAGTTCGAGCAGCGGTATCCACTGCCCCCGCCGCAGTCAACCATGCAGTTTGCAATCCATTGACATTAATGACGAACTGTTTTGCAGTTGCTGCTGCTGCTGCGGAGTTGGCAATACAGATCGCGCCCCACTCTGTATTTGCTGGAGATAGTGACCCGAAATCAATCATCTCCATGCGCATATTAGTGATGTTGTAAGTTACTGCATTACTTGCGCCAGCGGACAACTCGCTTTGCAGCCATATTCCGTTTCCATAACCCGCCGAGACAGGATTTCCTGTTGGAGCTAATGCCGATGCACTTGATGCAATGCACTGTCCAAAGCAATCGGTAACGTTAATGTTGGCTTGTTTTTCAAACCCACCAACAAAACGACCAAACTTATATACACGGATGGCAGAGCAGTTTACATACGAATGATTTGACGCATACGCCTGTCCTGTCGCATAAAAATTGCCAGACGCTAAAAACCCTGAACCGGACGAATTAACTTGACAGTTTGTTAAAACAACATCCTGCCCAATTTCCGTCCAGAATCCATAGTTAGATTCCGGCAAAATACCATCGTGCCCAAGTTCAGCATAACAATCCGAAAACCGAACATGGGACGGCGTTCTCTCGATTGCAACGTCACCAAACTCTAAAACAAATCCGATGCGTTGATAGTCATATCCTGTGCAGCCATGAACAACTACGTTGTTGACGCCGCCAAAATAAAACGAATCGCCATAAATTCCGCGAGTTCTTTGAATATAACAGTCCGAAACAATCAAGTTTTTACAGGCTTGATTACCGTCAAATTGATTGTCTGCGCGGAATCCTGCGCGTAGAAAATTCTTAAACGTGCAATCTTGTACAATTGCGTTTTGCGCGCCACGAAGCACTACGCCATATATTTGCGACCAAAAAGTTTCGCTTGCGCTGTCGCCTGCCGCTACATAGGTGCCAATAGGCGGATCGTTGTTTGGGACTGTCGGAGTTGAAGCCGTTGTGACCTGGCCATCAAATGTTAGCCCTTTCAACACCAATCCAGTTTTGTTGAACTGAGTTAGCGTAAAATAAGCCGTCGTACTGCCAAAATCCAAACGACGAATTGTGGCGTCATTGTTAGCAAACCATGACGTAGTTTGATTTAGCGCAACCCCCGCTGCGGTGGTATTAATACCGTAAATTCCCGCCGGAAAATATAACGCTTTATTTTGTGCTGCGGCAGCATTGTTTGCGGCTTGAATGGCAGCAAAATCATTTGTAGTGCCGTCGCCGACCGCGCCAAAGTCTTTAACGCTAATACTTTCTCGCAATTTTTCCTGAATAGTGCGAGTAATTGCGCTGGAACCAGCAGGTAAAAAACCAAACTGGTCAATAGCCGCTTTTTTGGTAACGCCGCCTTGAAGCGCCGGAACAACATCTGACGGCGAAACCGGCGACGTTGCGGCAGGAAGTTCAGAAATTTTAATGATCGCCATGTATTACTCCAACAGCAGTTGGCCGCCGTCTTCCTGAACCAAGTTGTCGCCCGCTTCGGTCAATAAGTTGCCGACAGATGCGCCGCTATCAAGCGTGCCTGAAAACAGCGTAATTACGGCTCCAAGGCCAATTGCTACGCCGTTTCGCAGTGCGACCCCCCAACTCATCGGATGTTAATGGGCTTTGCGTACACGTCGCCGTCAGCGCTAACGCGGATCGCACTTACTCGCCAGGGCGCGCCAGTGCCTTGCGGCACAATAAACGGAATCGGCGTGTACGCCGGGATCGGAGTGCTGGAGGTCGTCGCGGTGACGCCTTCGCCCACAACGATATACGCCGGGGTCGTTGCCCATACCACCACGCCCTGCGGGCCCGCCTGCCAAGTTGCCGTATCGCCCGCCGTGCCGGTGTAAGAAACCGTACGACCGGGGTATACGGCATCGGCCATCGGATTAAGAAGTTCCATGCTCTACCCTCACGCTAAAAAGCGCAGTTTGTACAAAGTGCTCAAGTAAAGAGCCACAATTTCGTCAATAATGTTCTGAATTGCAGTCTCATCTTCGTCGCAAAACTTGTAGCGATTGGCTTCAATTTCGGCCAAAGACTCCTGCAAAAACTCAATGACGTTGCCGGTTTTCTTGGCCGATTGCAACGTAATCGGGCCGATCAGGCCATGACGGCCCTGATAAGCCTCCGCGAACGAGTCCGCCAAATCTATTACCTTGTCGTAAAACGATCCCAGAGCTTTGTGCTTGGCATAGCTACGCGTATTGAGATGCACCGAGTGAGTGACATCTCGCGCTAGGAATAGGTGCCCGACAAAATCTGCTGGTTTCATTGCGGCGGTAACTCCGTGCCCATTTCAGGCATTGTCCGTTGGGCGGTCGGCGGCACAAGCTCGCCATTTGACATCATACCGGCCAAAGTGCCCATTATGATGTCTTGAATCTGCTGCTCATTCAAGCCACTTTCGACTGCTTTGATGCGATCGGTCTCAGCGCTATACGCTTTAACCTCTGCCTCAAACTCTTTGATCTGCACCTCGCGGGCTTCCATTGACTGCTGCACGCGCTGGAGCATCTCCTGCATCATCTGCATTTCCTGCGCCATAACCTGCATCTGCTGGTTGGCCGCTTGGAGTGCCGGGTCTTCCTCATCCGCCAAGAGCTTCGGATCAATGACCTTTTGGAGCCGCTTGCTGATTTCTTGAGCGCCCGGCCAGTCCATGTTCTTGACGAACAAGTCGCCCGCAACCTGCCACAAGTTCGGGTTGGCTTGCAAAATTTGCCCCATCGCGTCCATGGCTTCCTGACGCTTGGTCGCGTAGGACGGGCCGGTCGTGACCGCCACGTCGTACTTACCGACCGACGGGTTGTAAATCTTTTCAATCACAATACCCGTTTCGTCCATTAACCGGCGGACCGGCTCGGCTTGCATCGGGTTGATCTTGACCGTTGCGGTCTCTCCGTCAATGCCGATAATTCGCGCGATACGCTGGGTATCGTAAATTTTCGGAATCAAGTCAACGAGTTGGCGCGTCCCATAGCGAATGGCCCGAGCTAGGTTATCTACAAAGTGGTATGTGCCTGTGTCGCCTTGCCGTTCACGCGCCAAAATGGCTCGACCCGTGCGCTCATTGGACCGCATACCGAGGCTGGCATCATATTGGCCGGTCGCGGCCTTGATGTCGTCGGCAGCGCCCATCTTCGCCTGGATCAAGCCCGTCTGGGCAAGCGGCGGCGGGGCACGTCGTGGCAGCGGCAGGACTGCGCCCTGACCGTCTGTCACGTCGGGATTAACTTCTAAGTACGGCCAATTGGTTGTGTTGGCCGTCTTCCATTGCTGTTCGTAACCTTCAAACTGACCGCCGTAGCCGATGAACGGCGCCTTGGGCGCGAGGGCCAGCATTTCGGCTTCCTGCGATACCCAATAGTTGTACATGCGCTGTGCGTCCTTGGCGTTGCGCACCAAGCCCGACACGTACATGCGGCCTTCAACTTCAAACTCGTTGCCGATTACACGAATGACCGGAATCCACTTGCCCGGCCACTCGCTTTCTTCAAGAATTTCGTAGCCGTTAGTCTTGACCCATTTGACGCGTTTTACGTCAACTTCACGCTTGCGGATCGGCTGAAGGCCAAGCATTTCCAGCTCTTGCGCTTCGGGCGACCTTTCAAACGCCGTTTGGTTGCCGGCGTAGAGATTCAGCGTCTCGCGCGTGTGTTCCTTGTAGAAATACTCCGCAATACGGATCGTATTTTCGTTAATCCATTGCGAAAGCGCCTGATCGCCGACGCCGCGCTGCAAAACCGACGAAATCGGCTCTGCGTCAGGATACATGCGCTCAAAATCCGCCTTTGGAATGTCCTCGGTGATGAAGCACCACTCCGCATCCGCGCCACAAGGGTCTTGGATGGTCGGGTCCATGTACACACTGAAGCTATTTCGGATACGGCCTATGCGAAGGTCTTGATCGAACGTGTTTTCGTCGCAGTATTCCGTTAAAATGCGGAAATACCCTTCGCCGTAGGTGACTTGGTTGTCACAAGCGGTGTCGTACGCGACATCCGCATCCGAAATGTACTCAATATGACGGACAATTCCGTCAAATATCTCAGCGACCTCAATATCTGCCTTGTCATCGACCGGAATGACCTTGCCCGAGGGCCGATTCTGTCGCTGATCGTTGGTCACTTGCCGCACATGCTGCGGCAGCTTGTTGATCGTTAGGCACGGACGGGCGTTGACCGTCTGTCCTTGCACCGAGCCGCGCGTCGCCAACACGTCTTGGGGCCACTGCCACTGATTGTCCGGCGATCCTGCCATGAAACGCAGGTCATCCAGCTCGTCTTCTCGGCTGTCAGAGTACGCCGAGAGGGCCATTGTCAGGCGCGAGCGCGCCGTGGCCAGTACATCGGCTGGGTCGCGGGCGGCTTTGCCCCGGTTGGTCGGCGTGTTGGCGACGCGAGCGGCGCCTCTAAGCCCTGTAGGGTCTTTAGCCATTACTTGCGCTTCTTACCTTGTGCCTTACGTTTAACCGCGTACGCGATCGCCACGGCCTGTTTCTGCGGTTTGCCGCGCGCCATTTACGCTTTAATGTTCTTACGGAACGCGCCTTTGCTAGCAGACTTAACAAGGGGCATACTTATTTCCTCTTTTTAGCCGTTTTGGCCGACTGACGGAACGCCTTGGCGGTCGGCGCCCCCTTGCTACCCGGTTTGCGCATCTTCTCACCACTACCGGCTGCGATGCGCGCCCGCTTAGCGTGAATGTTCGCGTAAAGACCTTTCTTACTAGCCATTAGCCACACTTCCAGCGTCTGAGCGACGCCCTTGCTCGTTCAGCCGGCCCCTTGGCCTTAGCCACCACGCCCTTCATGCGCGCACAGAACGACTTCTTACGTCCCGCGTCCGCCTTAGTCTTAGGGTTGGGTGCTGGCGCCTTGAGCTTACTGCCCGTAGCGCGGTTGTACTTCGCTCGGCCCTTGGCCGTCAAGCCCGCGCCCTTAGACACGGGCTGCTTCTCGCCTCGTCCCACCGACAGACTGACCGACTTGCGTGCCATCAGGCTCCCATCCAACTGCTTGCCATGCCGTTGCCGCCCTGCCGGGCGACGACTCGTCTTGGCGCGTCGCGGGCCTCACGGCTGGCGAGCGGGTAGGCGAAAGTGACGGCGAGGGCGTCTGCCGCATCGGGCGACGCTTGACCTCTAGCCTTCATCTCCTTCTTACCCTCCAAGAAGATCGTCCCCGACGAGTTAGGCTTGACGTGCGGCCCGCACAGGTCCGACTTGAGTAACCGATCATGCGGTATGCTCGCCGTGCGTAGCCATTCTCGCATGTCGCCCCACATCTCGGCGCGCTTGTTGCCCCACATCACAGGGTTCTTAGCCTTCCAGCCAAAGTTTACCCCACGAACCTTATACCGCTGCTCTTTCAGCCGGTCAAGTATGCCATAGCCAAGACCGCCTTCGTCAATGACTGTAAGCGCTGGGTTGAACTCCTCGATCGCGTCGATGACGCGTCCGACGGTCGCCATGGTGTCCTCGCCCCGGTAGCGCTTGATCGCTACGATGTCGCGCCCTTGTCGGACGACGATGACGGTGGAGTCTGAGCCGCTTCGCGCTGGATCGACTCCGATAACGCGTGGCGCTGTCTCGTCCTTGTACCGTGCCCGCGCCACAGCCTCGTCCACAATTCGCGGAGCAATGAACTGGTCGTCGCCGTCTGAAGGAAACTCTCCGTAGACCTCGACTTTTGCCTGGCTACTATCTGCTCCATACTCAGCAATGATTTGCTCGTAGACGGCTTTATCCGTATCTTCAACTTGGCGGGCGTCGATGTTTTGCGTTTGCCAGAAATCTCTTTTCGCGTTGAAGCACTCATAGAAATACCCCTCGTTGCGTCGTGGGTTGCTGAAGGCGAGCCAGAAGCGGTTCGGTGTGTTCTCCGTAAAGAAGCCCGCCGACACCGCCCAGATGGAGTCCGGTATACCGCTCGCTTCGTCGAAGATGAGCATGACGCCCGCGTGGTTGTGCACGCCCGCGTACGCGTCGGGGTTCTCCTCGCTCCAGAGCCGTCCCTCGACTGCCCAGTACCGCGTGCCCATCTTCAGGTCTCTCTCGACGATCTCCGCCAGCCACTTGGCCGGCATCACCCGCGTCGCGCTGACCTCAAACCAATGACTGTTGAGCAGCAGTGAGAGCCACTTAGTCACCTCGGCCCATGTGACCGAGCGTAGCTGCGCCTCGCTGTTAGCCGAGACGATGATCGTTGACCCTATGCGCGTCGTCAGCATCCACAGGATCAGCCAGCTCACCAGCGCCGACTTACCGATGCCGCGTCCCGAGGCTGTCGCCATGCGCAGCACGTCGTAGCTCGTCGCGTCCTTGTTCTTAGCGATGTGCGCGGCGACCTTGCGCAGCGTCTCGCGCTGCCACTTGCGCGGTCCCGCGAAGTGCTCCAGTGGCGTACCCTTCTGCCCCCACGGGAACGCGAACAACACGAACGCCTCGGGGTCGTCCTTGATCGCAGGCGACCAAAGACGCGTCATTATGAGCTGCTCGTCTTCGGGGCTATATATCGGAACTTGCATACTCTGCCGTCAGCGCGGGGGTCGCGCGGGTGGTGGGTGCGGGACTGTGGCTCAGTGCAGCCGGTGTATCTGACACCACTCGGCCCTCGAGGACGCGAGACTCCGCCTCTTGCAGCGCCGCGATGACGCTGATCTGCTGCTTGACATCAACCTGCACCTGCTGCTTCGCCACCCAGCCGTGCACATGCTGGAGGATTGCCAAAGAAGCCTTTGAATCGCCATTGCGAGCCGCCAGACGCAGTTGGTTCGCGGCCTCAAACTCACTGTCTGCACGACCCTTAGCCTCCGCCATCTGGGCGAGGGGGTCCATTTGGCATAGTCGGCGGAACTCCGCTGGCAACATCCCCGCCGCCAGGGCAAGGCTATCACCCTTCAGCCCGAGCGCGGCGGCATCATAAATCGCCTGAAGGCGGGCCTCAGTGGCCTTTAACTCGCGGGGCTCATACGGGAGCGATTTGAACATGTCGCAACAGTACCGTGCGCGTAAGGAATTGACAAGCGATGTGCAGGATCCCCTGCCGGGAGGCCGCGATCTCGAACATCCGTCGAGCCTGTGTGCCGGGGCGGAGATTGCCTTAATGATGCAGCACGATTGTGCCTTCAGCTTCCTCCCGGTCGCTACCAGCGCACCTGGTCAGACACCGCAGCGTGAGGATAGTTGCGCGCGGCGTGTAAGGCAATAGTTGTTTGCTGAAAAAATAAAAAAAATTGTTTTCAAGCCCATTGTCACAATGACCACCAGCTCGCGGGCCGGCCCACCCCCTCAAATGCAAGTGATTCCCGTTTGCATCCAGTCGTCGGCGTGGTGGGCAATGTGGGCACGACCCACGCGGCGCGCGGCGGTGTGGCGCGCGGCCTGGCAGGTGTGGGCAATGTGGGCAATGCGCCGACAAGTCGTGTTGTGGGTCATGTGGGCAATTGGGCGCAAAGTCGTGTTGTGGGTCATGTGGGTCAAATGGTCATCGAAATTAAATCGCAGCGGCTCCAACGATGCGAGCGCTGCACGCTGTATGCTGTATGTTTATACAGTATATTTTTTTTACTGACTTAAAGATAAAGAGATAACCCACATTGCCCACAAGTCATGTTGCGCCCTATGTTTTCAGGCCTTTGCGCGTGGGCAATTCTTCCGAAAAACATTGCCCACACGACTGCCCACAATGCCCACAACCAAAAATGCATAGCATCGCGGGCATATGTTATTGTAAGAAAATCCTTGACAGGCTATTCGGCCGCATTTAATCTGTACCCACTGACAACGCAACTCGAGCAAGCACAAATGAAAAACAGAGCGAAAAAGACCATTTCAGCCGCGATTGAAAAAGGGCTGTTCATCTTTGTAATTTTCAGTTTCATTGTTATGTGGATTTTTTCGGCTTACGAAATGTCGCGTTTCATTGCTAACAACTAACTGGAGATAGCACACATGACTTACCGCTACTCAACCGTTCTTATGCTGATCGCCTACCCGCTACTCATCGGCACGTTTTTTGTCCACGAGTCCGCACAACTGGCCGTTGGCCTTGCGGGTATGTTCGCCGCACTCGCCGCCGCCATCACCAACGCTTGCGGCGACTGATCACACTCTGTAAACTTTTCCCTGTTCGCTAACCTAAACTAACCTAAAGGATTAATCGCCATGAAATTTGAAATTTCACACAACACGCTGAAAGCTCTGTTACTGATCGCCGCCAAAAACGACCGCCGATGGTATTTGAACGGCATTTTGCTCGAGGTCCGCGCGAACGACATCACGGCCGTGGCCACCGATGGCCATCGCCTGATGGCCGTACCGGTCACGCTCGCCGATGGCGCGCGCATGGTCGGTCAATACATCATTCCGCGCGACTTGCTCGACGGCGTTAAGCCGTCGCACAAGACGCTACCGATTGGCGTCATCATTAATGACGCGATCAACGTCACCATTGACACCGGCGGCGCGCAATTGGCCGGCAAGCTGATCGACGGCACGTATCCCAATTGGCGTACCGTCGTGCCGCATACCGTGACCGGTGCGGCTGGCCAGTTCAACCATGAGTACATCGCGAGCTTCGGTAAAGCTCACCAGCTACTCGGCGGCAAGTATTCGCCGACGATGTTCCACAATGGCGATGGTGCCGCGCGGATCAAATTGGCCGCCGATGCCGTGGGCGTGCTCATGCCGTTGCGCGAGTCCGAGCCAGGCCCGCTCGACAACCCGAGCTGGATCGACCCGCCCGCGCCCGTGTCCGCCGCTGCCTAACATGGCGAAACGTGCGGCGCCCATGGCCGCACGTCTACGGGTACGACCCGTACTGACGAGCCACTAACCTAAACTAAAGGAAACAACGCCATGCAACCAGCTATCGAAACGACCACCGGCGCCATGCCCGCGCGCGACCATCTGCGCGAGACCATCCTTGACACGCTCCACGCATGGGTGCGCCAGCGTCCCGGTCTCGACCCGCGTAACTATATCCGCGACTGGGACGACCACGCCGGGCGCGCCGCGTACCGCTCCGACTCGCGCGCCATCACCACGCACCTGCGCGACGCGCGCGCCATGCTGCGATATATCGAACTGCGCTCGACCATCACGGGCGCCGATCTGCTGGCCGCGCTCAACATGGGCGGGCGCTTGACGTATACGCCGGGTCGCGGGCTCGACTACACCACCGGCCAGTATTGGTCGATGGAGTACCGCGCCGCCGCGTGTCGCGTGTTGTCGAGCGTGATCTGGGATTACCTGCGCGAGGGCATGGCCGACCCCGACGGCGACAAGCTGCGACTCGCCGCGCGGCGCGAGCTGGGGCCGAGCATCGCCCGCCGGTGGTTCCGATAATTTTTGACCGCGTAAACCACAACCAAAAGAAATGACACAATGAAAACTGCAATCATTACCGCCGCACTGGCGGCCACTCTCGCCACTACGGCGCACGCTGACGTGTTCGCCACCGGCCCCATGGCCGACGACCGCGACGGGCGCGTGGTGCTGACGACTGAGATATGCGTGGAGAAGCTCGACACGCTAGCGCTTGGCACCAATAAAAGCGCTCTAGATGGACTGCGCCGCGCGTTCTACTATACGGGCGCGGGCGTGACCAATGAGGGCTGTTGGAAGCATGAGGCCGGTACCGTGCTGCTAGTGTGGCCGACTGAGAACATCATCCGCCGGCGGCCTATCAAAAACTTTAAGCTCGAAGCTGCCGCCGTGGGTCCGACGTGGGACACGCTGCGATGATCCGTTGGCTGCGCGGCTTCTGGCGTTCGCTGGAGGCCGCGCGTCAGTACGAGTGGCGCCGCGTGCCGCCGCCTAACTGGGCGTGCTCACGTCGGCGCTGGGGTGGCGACTATTGGTAGAGGGTAACAGTATGCACAACCTGACAACGCTAGAGGCTATCGAGTTTGAACGCGACATAGGCCGACCGCCTGACCCGCCCATCGACCCTGAAACCATGTACAGAACGTCGGAGCGCGCGCGCTGCACGCTCAGTACGGACGAGCTGCGCGCCATCCTGGGCGAGTACGACGCGGGCCACAGTACGCCTGAGCACGCGCCCGCAGTAGGCGACGCCATCGAGCCCGACCATTACAAGGTCGGCGGGATCGAAACCATCGACTACATGCGCGCTAAGAGTACGCCCGAGGAGTTTGAGGGTTACTTGCGCCTGTCGGCGCTCAAGTACCTGAGCCGCGTCGGGCATAAGAACGGCGACCACGACGCCGCGCGAGCCGAGGAGTATAAAAAGGCGCGATGGTTCATCGACCGGCTGATACAGGAGATCGACCCATGAGCGCGCCCGTAGACCGCGACGAGCTCACGCGTGTAGTGAAGCTCTACACCGAGGCCGTGTATAAGCTGCTGCACTACGAGGCGGCGCTGCACCGCATAGCCAACATGAGCCGCGACCAGTGCGAGGACGCACACGCCATCGCACGGCGTGCGTTGGAGCGGCTGAACGATGGCCAGAGTCGAGCTAACTGAATGGTGGCGGCGGCGGCTGGGTCGATGGATCGACCTTGCGCGCAAGGACGCGCGCCGGCCCCGCTGGCACCGCCCACCGCCGCCCAGTACGCGCACCACAGTACGCGCTCGCTACCATCAACTAAAGGCCAAGCAACGTGATCTACTTTCTCTTGACTATCGCCGCGACCGTCATCCTTGACTGGCTATTTTCCGACCACTGATAGCACGGGCTCTAGGCCCTCGGCCATCCGTCGCAACTCTGACTTGCCAAGGCTCGCAAACTGCGGGTGTGCGAAAACGTGCTTTTTGGTCGGAAACTCGCGCGAGTGCAAGCGCCCGCAATCAACCCAGCCCGCATCGCGTAGCGCGTGCATGAGCGCCGCCTGTACAACCTTGACGCCCGACGGCGCGAGGCCTTGCAGACGATCGCAGATGGAGTAGAAGGGCGAGGCGATAACGCCGCGCGCGAAGTCGCCCTGCCGCGTGCGGATCATTTCGACGAGGAACGACTCGGCGGTACTCATGGCCGACTCGATCATAATGAGCTTGGCCTCGGTCATCGGCGGCGCGGCGCCAGGGTTGAAGGCCGACACGTCGCGGGCATCGAGCCACGCGGCAACGGCTTGGAAGCCGCCGGCGTAGTACCAGCTCCAGAGCACACGCGCCTCGGCGGGCGGCATCCGGTCGGCGTCTGACCAGACGACGAACCAGCGCCGATCGTCTGACGGCAGACTGATCGCAGCGCGCTCGTTGCTAAACGACACCACCAGTACGCGGTTCAGCGCCTCGTAAGGGTGTAAGCCCTTACGGTTGACCGTGAGCAGCTCAGGGGGCGCGGCGATGATGGGTTTAAGGCTGTTCTCCAGCGCCCGACGGTCTCGCGCCTCGGCCTGTCGCAGCTCGTTGATGACGATGACCTCGGACTCCAGCGCGTAGCCCCACTGGCTGTTGAGCTCCTCGTTGCGCACCGTGGTGACGTTGACGCGCTGGTCGCCGCCGATAGACCAGAAGAACGGCGCCCAGAGCGTGTCCTTACCGCTGCCAGGCTTGCCGGCGTGCAGTACGGCATGGTTGATCTTTTGGTTGGCGTGCTGGCGCTTGTAGGCCATCACATCGAGCACATGCTCGCGCTCGGCGGGGTCTGGGATCATGCGCTCGGCGTGGGCGAGCCATGGGCCCACGTCGCCTGCACTGACAGTAGGTCGAGCGTCGCGCCAGCGGTTGCCATAGACGACACCGTTGCGGCTGACAAGGATGGACTCGCCAGCGGCGAACGTGACGCCTGCGAGCACATGCGCGCCCATGGCCTGACGGTTCTCGTCGTAGCAGACCGACGCCTCGATGCGGCGGTTGTTGTGGATGCTGTGGCACGTCACATGGCGGAACAGGGCGTTGAACGACGTGCGGGCGATCTCATGGCGCTCGGCTAAATCAAAATAAGCATCGTCGCTCACAACGTACGCGAAACGCTCATACCACTTGGACTTCTCGACGCGACCGAGCTCACGGCGCTCGACCTCTTTGATGACCTCGGCGGCTTCGTCTGGGTATTCTTCGGTCGGTGTGATCTTCGACAAAGCAGCCTCCATCTTCTTGGCGAGCAGGTCATCGCGCAGGCCGTAGCCCGTCTTGGGGCCGCCCTCGGCCTCGACCCAACGCAGGAACTTCTCGCTGTTCCAGTCGCTGCAATGCCCGTGGAAACAAGTATAGCTGCGCGTGACGGGGTGATACCGCCCCTGCGCGTCGGCTGTGGTGTGCTCAGCGTGGTTCGGGCAGACGACGCCGTACCAACCCTCGGGGTTGGCCTTGGCGAGCAGTAGCCCGCGCTCTTGTATCCACTCCAGCACGTTGTCGAGGCCGTCATCTTCGATGGCGATGCCGTGGATACAGGCCGTATCGACCTCGCCCGGCGTGACGCCGCAGGCTGTAACGATCTGCGTTAAAGAGAACTCGCGCTCGGGGTGGAACTCAGTCAACACGGCGGCGAAGTTGTCGCGGCCTTCCTTCAAGTTAACGCTGCCCTCGATGCGGAAATTACGCACCGGATTCACCGC